AAGTCAGACGTAGACAATATGTTTGGCCTTGACCCAGTGAATGATAAGTTCGCCGCCTATCAAGAGCTTCTAGTAATCAATGAAAAGGATCGGAGCCAGATCAGTTTCGAGGGTGGGTTTAAGTACAAGCAAACTAGCGCAGTTGTTCACTACGAAGAGTCCGTGGATTCTGTGCAGTTCATGAGTACCGATGACATCAGCGAGCTAAAGGAAAAGCAGAGAGCGCAGATCAATATCGGAAAGGCAATAAGCAAGTACGAAGATGAGTATGTTCTACTCAGTAGTGTCATGAAAGGTAACAAAATGTGGAGCCAGTCAGAGTTAGTTGACCTTCTGCGGGATGAAGAGATTAACCCCAATGGCTGTACTAGGAAAAAGCTACTTAACTGCATCGACTTGCTGAAGGGTAACAACCTACAGCTAGAAAGACGCGGAGAGCATGGCAAAAAGTTCTATCGCTGGGTGCCAATGTAATCCCCAGAATCCCCAGAATCCCCAGAATCCCTCTAATCCCCTTCTGTAGGGGGCGGGTTGTCCGATAAGTGGGGGGTTTAAACTGGGGGATTACGGGTAAACTGGGGAAACTGGGTAAACTGGGTAAACTGAATGGAGATAATATGACAGACCCTGCACATCGCTGGATAGTCGATAACAAAAACAAACTGAAGTTCTTTATTAGCTTCGTGCAAAAGCAGTACGAGGATGGCAAGCACATCATGTACTCGATCAAGGACACCACGCGCAGTGACCGGCAGAACAACGCCATGCACTTGTGGTTCAGGCAGATAGCTATCGAGCTAAATGATGCTGGCTACTGGGTACGACATCCATTCAGTGATAACTTTGAGATACCGTTTACTGAGGTGCTGGTAAAAGAGATGCTCTACAAGCCCACTGCAAAGGCCATGTTCAACAAAGAGACCACCACCAAGCTTACCCCTGCTGAACTCTCAGAGGCCGCTGAGGTGCTAATCAGGTGGCTCTCAGAGAACAAGCAGGTCTATGTACCATTCCCTCAACAACTAAAGGATGAATTGAAGTGAAGTTAAAAAGAACAGCGGCAGATCATTGGTTCAGTAGGTGCGTCAGGCTACGCAATGAATTCAAGTGCCAGGGGTGTGGCGCACAGTACGAGTCAAACAGTACGGGATTGCACTGCTCCCACTACTTCAGCCGGTCAAAGAAGGGCATACGGTACGATGCAATGAATGCCTTCGCTCACTGCTACGGCTGTCACCAGAAGTACGGTAGCAACCCTGATTACTTTGTCCGTCACTACATCGATACCTACGGCGAAGGTGCCCTGGGGTTGATTAGGGAAAAGGCAGAGGACATCAACCTCGGTAAGAGGATGAACAAAGAACAGAAGCTAATCGCTAAACACTATAAAACTGAGGCCGCACGTATGGAGAACGAACGAGCCTCAGGGGTAGCAGGGTGGTTAGAGTTTGTTAGTTGGGATTAACGAGGCTCTTGCTCTGGAGTTGGCTGTATATCTTGCGCCGCATAAACAGCTCGCGCTGTTGACATGGTAAGGCTACCTCTCAAAGCGTTTGTGTAGAACGCGCCGATGTCTCTAATATAATCAACGGAGCCTGCGCCTTTCTGTTTAACAAACTTCAGCATATCGTCTTTAGGCGGGTTGGCAAGCCTAGCAACCACATCTGGATCTTTAAGTATCTCAGCAGACTTTGTGTAGAACTTTTCTCGCCCTTTCACAATGACCGACTTCGAGACTAGGTTAATTACCTTTCGCTCTGGAGAAAGAATTTGGTTTCTAAAAGTTCCTATGTACTCAGAGGTGCTAACACCAGTTAGATCCTGAACGCTATCTATAACGGGAACTGACCCCATTGAGTCTTTCATTGTCTTGCTAACGCTTTCCATTAGGTCTCTTAAAGATGCCAACTTGTTTATATTCTTGACGTATTCAGAGCCAAAGATATCTTTTACGGCTTCAGCGTTTGCATTTATGTACTGTTGCATAGAGCCTTTGACTGTAATGCCCTGAGACAAGAACTCCTGCCTTAATCCGGAGAGAACGATGTCTCGCTCTTTTGCACCAAGCTTGGATATCTCCGCCATGTACCGCTTTCTTTCGCCAGGGCTTGTTTTCATTTTCTTAACAACAGTATCAAGGTTGTTGTTTTCTATACTCTTAAAGAAACTATTAGACAGTTCTTTGGAGCGCTCGTTATACGCTTCTTGATGTCTTGCTTGAGTGTTTCTGATTGTTCTTAGTTTGCTCGATACGTCGGTGAACTCCTTCTCCATATCAAAGTCGCGTATAAGCCTTTTGTTTTGTCTGATAAACCGATCTAGCTGTGCTTGCTGGATGTTTCCATCATCCCCGATAACCCGAGCCTTTTCAGCCTTTAGTCGTATAGCATGCCTAACAACAGCCACCCCTTCAGCACCAACAAAACTTACATAGTCTTTGGCTTTCTCATAATCCATTAAGGTTGTGGCCGCTTCGGCATCAAATCGTTTTGAGGTGAAGTTTTTCATGCCTTCAGCTCTCATTGGCAGGCCAAGCTGTTCATAATAAAATTTGTCAGCCTTTGATAAGGTCGATACGAACTCAGGTTCTGTTTCTTTCATCTTCTTTAGCATGGAATTAACGATGCCTTTGGTTTTATAGAGTCGCTCTATTCTTTGATCAACCTCTGGAGTTCTAGCCCTCCTGCTTAAAGATCCTATCTCTGTGTTGACTGCTTTCTTTAAAGAAATAACATCTGCGCCTGTTGCTTTTGGGATTACAACTTTTCCATCAGCTTCTTTAGGCATCCATCTTGCTTCTAGTTGAGCGGCAACTCTGCTGTTTGGGCCAAAAACATCATCTAATCTGACGTTTCTAAACTGACTGTAAACGTCTTGAACCAACTCGGGTTTCAAGGTAACTCTGCTGGCAACAACTTTTGCAGAGTCATAAAGCTTGTCGGCCTCACCTCTTATTATCGCCTCTCGCTTTTCTGATAGCTTGTTTGCCGCTCGACCTATGGCAACGCTATCAAGGTCTGAATCTAAAGAAATCCTTGTAGAAAGATCTACCATTGCATCTTCTATTTCTTTTGTTTGTTTTTCTAATAGATTTATGGACGCGGATTCACGATCTTTATAAGACTTCCGTAGCACCGTTTCCATTTGCGCCCTAACAACACTGTAATCCTCTGGGTCGGCTGAGGTTCTTCCCGTTAGTTTTCCTGATAACTTGTCTGCTTCATCCGCCAGCTTTTGAGAATCAGAAATAAGTATTTCTTCCATTTCTTTTTGGAAGCCTTTATTCCCTTGAACTGTTTTTCGAACCCAATCTCTAGCTACTGGGTTGTCAGCCATGGTGGCTATGATTCCATCGACCTGAAGTCCAGGTATTTCCTGCTTAAGTTCAGCAAGATTTTCAACCGCTCTCGCCACTTCTTCAGGTCTTGTTGTTTCTGCGATCCTATTTATTTCAGCTCTGACTTGGCTATTTGCCATAGCCTCAGACCCAGAGCCAAGGATGCTTGACTCACCAAGAAAAAGTTTTTTAGTGTCACTACCAATTTTAAATCCAGTTTCAACCAATGGAGTTGTAACGGCTCCAGCGCTAACGCCACCAGCAAGGGCAAGGCTTGTGCTAAGTAGCGCAGTTCCTGTTTGACCAAGATCATATTGCTCTCCTAGCTCTTGTCCCACCATTGCGCCGCCAACACCCGCACCACCAGAAGCAAGCGAAGGAGTTAAGGTTTTAAAGAAATCAAAAAGATTTGTCTTTGGAATTTTTCCGGCAAGTTTAACTGGGGCGGAAACGCCAACATAACTTAAGGGGTCTCCTGGCAGGGTTGCAAGTTCTTGCAAAAATGTAAGCTCTTCATCAACAGGAACTCCGGCTTTCTTCCTGGCTTCTGCCTCTGTTATGGCCTCAATCTGTTGAAAGCCATCCTCTTGAGTCATGGTCTCTCGCCACTTTTCTGGCCCCAACAAAAACACATCAGGAACAAACTGATAGCCAACCCTCATAAAGCCAAGTTTAACTAGGTCTCCAACTGTTACATCATCGTCTTTATTGGCCGGCCCAATCTCTGTTTGCTGAGAAGTTCTTTTGCTTTGATCTTGGTTATTAACAGCCCAAGCAAGCACAACCTCTTCAGGCCACTCAACTGGATGCTCAACAGAAATAACCTCACCATTTGCCAGTTCTACCCTGCTTACTTTGGTACTCATAATCTTTTACCTTACTAAGGGACGATTCTTGCTGGAACCTTTCCGCCATACATTTTTATAACGTTCAGAGCCGCATTTTTTTCTCGGTCGCTATCTGAAATCGAGTAAGTGTTTATTGCCTCATTAACAATTTGTTTACTTGCAAGCTCTTGAACGCCAGCCATAATTTGGCGATACTCACGGAAGGTGTCATCTGTCAGAGTGCCACTTACGGCCATTGTTACCGCATCAGAAATTCTTCTAATAATGTCCTTGCTACCCCTAAATCTATTAAGCTCTTGCTGTGCCTTAATATCATTTGGGTAAGCAGAAGTAACAACCCTTTCAATAAGAGGAACCAGTCCAGCAACATTATCTGCCGTCAATCTATCTAATGACAAAAACTTTCTAGCTGTATCAAGGTCTGCCTCAGCCGAAGCCATGTTTGGATTAATGCTTCTCATGACAGTAAGAGATTCTGTTAATCCAGGAGTCTTAGCCCTTACTCTGTCAATTAAAGAGTTAAAGCTATTTGCTAATGAGGCATCATCTAACACAGATCCCGCCAATCTTTGCAATGCTTCAAGACTTTCAACGCTATCATAGTCTACGGGTATTTTTCTTTGCCTGGCTAACGCCTCAAGATTCAATAACCTTTCTTTTGATCCTGGGCCACCAGCGCCACCAATTCCGCCAGAGCCATCTCTAGAGGGAACAATCCCTAAAACTTCTTTACTTACTTGTTTCCCGTCTTGAAATCCAAAACGAATGCTCTCTATGTTGCCCGTTTTAGTATTCAAAATATCGTCTGTTACATACTCAATTTTAGGGCCAAGACTGGCTATCTGTTCACTACCACGCATCCTAGCCTGGCCAGGACTAAGCGTGTATTCAGCAGGCGTAGTTGGCTTTAAGTAATCCTGAAGCTGAGAGATGCCCATGCTATTTATTAATGGCAGTAATTGTTCTGATTTAGGGCTTTTAGATGCTTTTACTCTAGCCGCCGCTCTCAAGTTTGTGAGTGTTCTTTCTCCGCTAATTTGACTCGCTTGAGCTTCAGCTTGTTGTCTAGCAAGCGCACCCAGTGTGTTTGCCTTTTCTGGATCTTTCTCTACTTCTGAATAATAATCAGCAAGTATTGAAGTATATTCGGCAGTTCCTGGCGTTGCGCCTTTTAGCATTCCAGCAAGACTCTGCTTTTTTCTTTCAATATCTGCTTGCTGTCTCATTCGCCCTGGCATTTCGCCTAGCTCACGGGCGGCAGTAAACAAGCCTTCTTGGTATGCAGGCTGTGTCATTGCTCGTAAAAACTGTTGTGAAAACTTAGCCATGGTTAAGCCCCTTAGAAATTAAAAAGTCTTTTGATGCCCGAGCCTACAGTACCAAGGTCATCAACGATATCACCAAACAAGCCACCTAATCCTGAGCTACCACCACCCGAAGGTTGTGCGGCGGCGGCACGTTGTTGGTTCATAAGACCAGTAATTAGGTTACTACCGATCCCGCCCAGTAGGTTAGCTCGTGCCTGTTCTTGCAGTAGCTGTGCTTCGATACCAGACAGTGCAGTCTCACCAAAGAGTCCTGTACCAAACTGCTGTGCCTGCTGTGCAAGCTCTTGCTGAATCAAGCCTGGTCGAGTAGCTTCAATTAGTTGTTGCTGTGGCAAGTAACCAGCACCCAAGAACTGACCACCCAAGGCCGCTTGTTGTGCCTGTTCTGCTTGCGCCTGTTGCATTGCAGTCAGCATAGACCGATCACGAGCTTCGCGCTCTGCCGCACTCAACGCTAGTAACTCTGGTGTAGCACCACCGTATGCCGCTGAGGACGCACCTAATCGCCCCTGAGCCGCTAAACGCTGTTCCAGTGCAAGGCGTTGCCGTTCTTCTTCAGGACGCTGTGCGGCCCGCATACGCTCAAATATGGCCTGCTCACGATCTACGGTAGGCTGTGCGGCTTGGCCAAAGAATGTGCCAGCACCGCCAATTAACTGTTGCTGTAATGCTCGCTCTTCAGGAGATAGCTCCATGCCAATCTGAAGGCCATCAGCAGTAGGTCGAACTGGTTGCTGTAAAGGAGAAAGACCTCCTAATTCTTCAAATTGCTGACGTTGTTGTGGAGACATTGCTAAAAATCTTTGGCGATCTGCTTGCATCTCTTGCTCTGTTGGGCCTGGATCAACAGGCATAGTGTCAATAAACGGCAAAGGCATATAACTAGTTGCTCTGCCTGGCGTGGGAACTTCCCCTGGAGCAATCCCAAGCCGCTCTTGATCCATTATCAAGCGTTTTAATTTTTGCATTGCGTCATTACTTGCGGAATATCTTGCGCCACCTTCAGGTGTTATTGGGCTTGCTTGGTAAGACTTTAAAGAGTCTTGAAAAAAATTGTCGTATTGCGCTTTTAAGGCAGGATCTGTTTGCATCATTTGCGGCAAATCCTCAAGTAGCTGATCGCCTCTTGATTTAAGTTGTCGCAAGCCTGAGCTAATCAAAGGAGAAGTTCCTCCTTCGATTGGAGGCAACATCATTGAAGGCTGACCTAATGGCTGTAAGTCAGGGCCAAACCCTCCAAACGTTTCTCTAGGCATTAGCTGGCCAAAACCAGAAGGCATTCTAGGCTGACCGCCCATACGCGCAGTAAACATAGCGCCGGTAGGCGTAGTCACCGTAAACGGTTTGAACTGTGACTCCATCTGTCCGCGCTCTGCAAGGCCCATAGCCTCACGTTTAGCCTGCTCGCCAATATTACTTAGGCGGTCATAAGCTTCTTTGGTTAGCAAGCCGCCACCTAAGCCCATAAGCGCATCAGGAGAAGACAAGATAGATTGTCCGGCTCCCATCAAGCCGCCAAATATTTGACCAAGAGCGCTAGGATCTGCTTGTGTTGTTGCAGGCGCTTGTACTGTTGGAAAAATCATTGTTATCTCCCGATTAAAGTAGCTTACCTATCAAAGCCATTACGTTAATTTCCTGTAGTGATAAGGGCGATCCATCAATTTCTGATTCCAGACCTACCTGAACACTTGTTCCATACCCTGTGGTGTTCAAACTACGTTGATTGGTTAGCTGACCACCTGTGAATTCTACTGTTGTGTATTCGCTTTCACCGTAGAACCCAGTAATCTGCGTACCTACCGTAAACTCTGCCGTAGCGTATGTAGTGTCAAAGTCATACGCCCACTTCATAAAGACCACAGAGTTGTTAGCACCAACTAATGTAGGCTTTAGTTTTTTAAGGATCTTAATTCGTGAACTATCGCCAAACGTCAAGCTTGGGCTGTAATACTTAAATCGATAACCAAATCCGTTATCGCTATACCCTGTGTATGTGCTAATTCCTGCCGTTGTACCTACATGCAATGTGCCATTTTCCAGTCGGGTATATGCCGTAAAGCCTGTAGAAGGCCAGCGCGTTACACGATATGAGCCATTTTCTATCGTGCCTCGCACATCAAAACAATAGGTTACGTCTTGCCCTGTAAAGGTCAGCAAATAGAAACCTTCTTCTGGGCTGTATACCGACCTAAAGAACTCTGTTTCGTTCTGTAGTGCGGCGATAATATCCTTCGTAATGTTGTTAGACAGACTGCTAATCGGCATGGACTTTTCTTGGATTGTTCTGCCAAAGCTCTTTAGTCCAGTGTGCGACAAGAACAACACGTCTGTGCCGGTGTACTGCACGGTATCTCTGTCAACACAGCCAACACCTGCTACGGTATCTGCGATTGACATGGTGGCAGGAGCCTCTGCTCCCTGGTACGCAATGATGCTGTGCTTACCAAAGATAATCAGCAATCCATTGTGTGCCGCCAGCGCAACAATCTCGTCATAGCCGTCAGGCCATACCTTTGAGATATCAATATTGCCGCTAGTACCACCAGACCAGTCATGCCCAATAAGTAAATCAGACCAGTAGATAGTAGATTTGTTAGAGCTAAAGTCAGCCGTCCAGAGCCGACCATAGGCCGCTAGAACTTCGTTGCCGTACATGGCACTGGCTACTCCGGCGGCACCGGACACGGTACTTAACTTAATTACTGAACCACCGGCATTGTCGTAAACAAGAGGTTCATAGCCACGCTGGAAAAAATAGATTTTGTCGTTAAACGTCACCATCTTCCAGTTGTCAGCAGTAATTGTGTAACTACCAGGCGTTTCATCAACTAACGTAGTTGTACCGCTAATGATCTTATTGTTACCCACAGAGAATATCTTGGTGTTGCCACCGTCATCCCTAAACTCTTTGATAGATCGAATAGAAGCACTGCCAAGCACAGTCTTGTTAGTCGTAATAACACTATGACCCTTGCGTGCGGCAATACGTCCTCGCTTGTCGATTACAGCGTTATCTGCAATCTCAGCAAAAGACGGGTCTTGTGCTAACGGCGAGTCTTCGGTGTTAACACCCTTAAAGGCCGGAGCTACAAGATTGATGCTTTGCAGTTGTTGAGCCATATCAAACCGTCCTAAATACCATCTCTTCTGGGTGCTTTGCCGCATC